GAGATTACAAATACACATGATGATTTTGCGTGGCTTGTACAGTGGATTGAATGTATTTTACAGGTAGAACTTTGGAAACCATGTTGTCATGCAACTATCGGATACATGTATAGACAGATTGCAGATAAGTGGTATGAGAAGACGGTAGAAAATATTCCTTCATCTATGGCTTGTGCAGACTTCGGAATGAGGGGAATGTCATGTATGGATGAAGCTACAAGATGTTCTGCATCTTGGTTGATTTCTTTTGATAAGACATCAACAATTCCGGTAATCAACTATATTGACAAGTATTATAGTGCTGATTGCAAAAATAACAGATTGGGTATTGGAGCAGTTTCTACGGAACACTCGGTTATGGGAGCAAATTATTCCATTGATGGAGATGAGGTAACATTCGTCAAGCGTCTTTTGAACGAACTTTATCCAAATACATCATTCAGCATGGTTTCAGATACATATGATTATTGGAATATGGTAAATAACATTCTTCCACAAGTAAAAGATGATGTTATGAATCATAATGGTAAGTTATTGATTCGTCCTGATAGTGGAGATATTGTAGATATTTCAGTAAAAACAGTAGAAAAATTGTGGGAAATTTTTGGTGGTACAGTGAACTCTAAGGGATATAAAGTGCTTGATCCGCATATTGGTATCATTTATGGGGATGGGTGTACTTTATCAAATGTAGATATTATTTGGTCTGAATTAGAAATACGTGGTTTTGCTGCTAATTGTATTGCATATGGTGTTGGTGCTTTCTGTTTCTCAGCAATCGTTGAAAATGGTAATCTTATTGTAGCAACAAGAGACACTTTTGGTATTGCTATGAAAGCAACATACGGAGTTATTAATGGAAAGAAGCTGATGATTTATAAAGACCCTAAAACTGATACAAGTAAGTTGAAGAAATCTCATAAAGGATGTTGTAGAGTATATGCTGGCGAAAATGGAGAACTTATATGTAGAGATGAACTTCTTGAAATGAGTGATAATACGCTCCTGAAGGCAGTATTTGAAAATGGAGAACTTGTCAAAGAAGATACATTTTTAGATATTCGTGAAAGATTATATGGGCGGAGGTAGTAATTGATGATAAATGAGTTTAGAGGAAAATATTTTTTCCTCAGTAACTTTTATGAAGTACCAGTGACATATAGGGGAATTACTTATAGAAATAATGAAGCAGCTTTTCAGGCTCAAAAAGTAAGTAGTGAAGATGAACGTAAAACTTTTGCAAATTTAAATCCATCAGATGCTAAGAAAAAAGGTAGACATGTAACATTAAGAAAAGATATTGATTGGGAATCCGTTAAGACTGTTTGGATGTATGAAATATGCAAGGCAAAATTTTCTCAAAATGAAGAATTAAGAGATAGATTGTTAGCAACAGGAGATGAATACTTAGAGGAAGGCAATACTTGGGGAGATAGGATTTGGGGAACTGTAAATGGTATTGGTGAAAATAGATTGGGTAAGATTTTAATGCGAGTTAGGGAGGAATTGAAAGGAGAATAGCTTATACGGATAGGACAACGTTTTTAGAACAAAATAACCCAATGTTTTCTATAAATAGAAAACATATTCAAGAAAGATTAGGAAACACAAACATAAATATTCAAGGCGAAAAGATGAGAATTATTCAATATAATAGTGCGACAGATATTAATATTCAATTTGAGGATACGGGGAATGTATTATTTCATCAATGCTATAGCAATTTTTTAAGAGGAACTTTAAAAGATTATTATCTTCCAACATTATACGGAAAAGGAATATTAGAGAATAGTAATATATACGATGAAAATGGTAATAAGCGTATTGAATTTATTTATTGGGATGGGATGATGAAAAGATGCTATAGTGAGCCAGAACTTAAAAAATATCCTTCATACAAAGGATGTAGTGTATGTAACGAGTGGTTACATTTTTCACAATTTGAAACTTGGTTTAGTCAAAACTATTATCAATGTGGAAATGAAAAAATGAATTTGGATAAAGACATACTATATAAAGGGAACAAACTTTATTCTCCTAATACTACAATTTTTGTTCCTGAAAGAATAAATATTCTTTTTACAAAAACAAATAGAAATAGAGGTAAATATCCAATAGGAGTTTATTATAAAAAACAGAATAAGAAGTTTGTGGCACAGGTTTCAAAATTGAAAAATGAGGAATCAAATACCAAAAAGCAAGAATATTTAGGTATGTTTGATACTCCAGAAGATGCTTTTGAAGTTTATAAGAAAGAAAAGGAAAAATATATTAAAGAAGTCGCTGATTGCTATAGGTATAAATATAGTAATTTTCCAGATGAGCTATATTATGCTTTATATAATTATAAGGTAGAAATTACAGATTAGGAGTATTTTATGTATAATTTTAATGCAAATAAAATAAAAAATGAATGTATAAAATGGATCAAAGAGTGGTTTGATAAAAATGGTAAAAATTGTAATTGCATTTGTGGTATTTCGGGCGGTAAGGATAGTTCTATTGTAGCTGCCTTATGTGTAGAAGCACTTGGGAACAATAGAGTAATCGGTGTGCTAATGCCAAACGGAGAGCAAAGTGATATTTCTTATTCGTATTTCTTGTGTGGAAATCTTGGTATTAAATTTGTTACAGTTCCTATTGAAGATGCTGTTAATGGTGTACTTAATGCAATGAAAGAGAATATGGATATTAGCGACCAGACTCTTATTAATCTTCCTGCTCGTATCAGAATGTCAACCTTATATGCAGTTAGCCAGAGTATGAATGGCAGAGTTGCGAATACATGTAATTTATCTGAGGATTGGGTAGGGTATTCCACACGATATGGTGATGCGGCAGGTGATTTTAGTCCGTTATCTAATTTGACAGTTACAGAAATCAAACAGATTGGAAGAGTCTTAGGATTACCAGATGAATTGATTGATAAGGCTCCTACAGATGGACTTTGTGGAAAGACAGATGAGGATAATCTTGGATTTACTTATGATGTATTGGATAAATATATTTGTACTAGCGAGATTGAAGATGAAGAAGTAAAGAAAAAAATTGACACAATGCATGAGAAAAATTTATTCAAATTACAGTTGATGCCGAGTTTTCATCCATAAGTGGTATTGAAACCGAAATTTCAAAGTAAGATAGGAGTGCAATGAAATGATAATAAACGAAGAATTATTCCAAAAGAGATGTAAACAAAGAAAATCATATTTGGTATATCTTGTTACAAGCTGTGAAATGGGTTCTGAAGGATGGTCTGGTTGGAGTTATTATGCAGTTGCGCATGGTGATACAGATGAAGAAATATATAATGATTGGATTGAGCAATGTAAAACAATTTATGGTGTAGATTTAACTGGTGATCTGAGATGTGTTGATGGTAAATGGTTTTGTCGTTATGAATTGGTAAAGAATGAATTACCTGATTCTGTATATGGTGATGCGCAACCAATTTATATTGAGAAAAGTTATAGGAAACACGTTAATTAAGTAAAAAAATAAGAATTCGAAAAGGAGAAGTATATGTCAGAAGAAATTATTAAGGTACTGGATGCGTTAGCAGAAAAATTTGGTCTTGCTGTTGATTGGACTTCATCAAATGTGATTCCATATTTGGAACAGTTGTGTGGTAAGTATGTTAATTATGAAATTGCAACAAATGTGATTTGGTTACTGTTTGGTATTGCTTGTTTGATTTTCGGAAGAATTTTATTTAAGAAAATTAGGTATTGTTTTGACAAGTCAGACGGTATGGACGAAGATAATGGGTATTCATGGGGATGTATAGGATCGGCTATAGGGTTTGGCATTTTAACTGTTATTGGTGTGATTGTAGTTATGACTCAGATTTTTGACATAGCAACTTGCTTTACATTTCCTGAAAAAATTATTATTGAGGAATTGAAAAGTATTTATACTAGCATGAATAATTAATAACATTAAAATACATACACTATATAGTGTTAAAATGCTTGGATGCACACTATATATTGGGTGTGCGAATGGTTGAAATTCTTATTTTATTGAGCGCGTTTGGAGGTGATAGTTTATTTTTGAAAATGAAGTTATGGTTGGAGCAAAAGATAAAAAAGATGCCCTTTATCATATTAAAAGGGTAAACGAGATACTTGATAAATATCCATTTCAATCATGCTTTGCAAATACAGTAACTACAATAAGTAGAGCAAAAAGTTATGCCAAAGATGCAGAAGAATGGATTAGTTATTTACATACACACATAACAGAAAATCAATTATTGGATTGTAATATTAAATTACAAAAAGATTGTAATAGAGATTGTAAATCCTGTATTTGTCGAGACTGTGAAGACAGATTTGAGTGTGATGGCGGAAATCCAGTAATGGGATGTGGGATGTGAGGTAATAAACATAGAATTTAAAACAAGCAAAAGTATCTCGTGCAACAGCAGGTGAACAGTTTATATATGAATTTTTACCAAGTGGCATAGTAAAATGACAAACAGTCAAATGTATGTGCTACAAGGAAGAATTCACTGATTATGTAGATTGATAAAAAAAGGAGTGGTAATTAAGTGAGTGAAGAGAGTAAAATTGCAGAAGAAGTAAAAGAAGTGAATCCAATTGATGAATATTTAAATAGGTATAAAGAACAGAGACTTGCTGAATTTTGCGTTTGTAAAGATAAAGAAATTCAAAATCGAAAAGAGGAAAGACAGAAATTAATTGAACAAATTGCAGATATGAGGCATAAGGTTGAAAGATACGAGAAGGCTTTTAGTGATGTGAAAGAATTGTATTCAGAGATTAAAAAACTTTCTGTAGATGATTATTTAAAATTGTACCATATGATTTCAGGAGATATTTCTGGGTATAATAGAGTATCCAGCGCAACAATATCCCCATTTGGTGCATGTTTTACTACAACAAGATAACAGACAAAATAAAATGGGATTAACATGTAAGCCAGTAGGCAAAATGAGAAGTATCACAAAAAAGTTAGAGAACAAGTTAGCAGAGGAAGCAAAGTTGCAGAAAGAGAAAAAGAATAATAAGAAAGATAAGAATAAATGACGCTAATTTTTCAGAACAGTAAAAATGAAGAAAGAGTAATTGCCAACCCATCAAATGTAGAAGAGGTAAGTAAGGAAATAAAAAAGTTTGTGGACGATCACAATTTTAAAAGTTATTACACAAGAGTCTGGGAAGAAAATGGGCGCATAAAATTTGATGTAGGAAGTAATACAGAGTTTTTCTATCTCGAAGGAATAGCATTTGAAGAATATCAAAAGGTAGCGCAATAACAAGTAAACAATTCACACGATTATTCATAGACAATTCCAATAATTACAACTGAATAGTTATATTCATTTTGGGTGGTGAGCAGCATACCCTTGGTTAAATTACGCAAAATTTAGCCATAAACCACTGATTAGCATAGATTTTATATAGATTTAATCTCTATGTTCCAGTCCTGGTGGGCTGTTGATGTTATATAAATTTTTCAATCATAAGGAGGAATGCTATTTAATGGCACAAACAAGATTTAATTTTACAGGTACAGTAATGTTACCTAAAAAGGATGCGAAAAGACCATTTGTTAAATCTGGTGAATTTGATGAGAAGGATAAAAAGGGAAAACCGACTGGTAATAAAATTAAATCCCTGAGTATGAGCTTCGGTATCAAAGAAAGTGATAATAACATGGCTTTTGTTGAGGCATTTGATAGTGAGAAGAAAGTAATCAAAACTATGAATGCTGACAATGAAAAAATTGAAGTACAGTGGAAAGACAGATTCGATGAGGATGTTATTTCTACAGTTGCTTCTTATCGGAAGACAGTTGTTGATCTTGGAGACAATTTTGACGGAAGACATGAATTTGTAGCAATGTATGACGCTATTGAGTATCTTCGTGAAAATCTTCCAAATTATAAGGGCAAAGTCACTATTACTGGACAGATGGTAAAGGAGCCATATAAGGGCGAATATTATGATAAGTTTAAAATTCAGAGTGTGTATGCAGTAGATGATGATAAGAAGAATCGTTTATTGATTACAGCAGATATTTTCTATAGTAAAGATTCCATTGATAAGGCAGATTGGAAGACTGATAAAAAAATCTATGTAGATGGATATATTCAGCAGTATATCAATGCTGATGAAGGAACTAAATATATCCCACAGCAGTTTGTTTTCAATGCGAGCAAATATGATGAAAACAATGAGAAACATAAGAAGTTACTTGATTATAAGTTGAAATACATAGATATCAATAAAAAGAACATGCATCATTTGCTGTGGGAATGTGTAATGCTCAATGGGGCAGAGACAGTAGAATTTAATGAGTCTCAGCTTACAAAGGCGCAGAAGGAACAGATTGAGTTAGGTATTAGAAAACTTAAAGATTTTCGTCCTGCTGGTTCGATTTTCGGAGAACGTGTAAATGAGTATAGATTGTTTGATCCAAAGTTGACAGGTGATTTTTCAGACGGTCTTGTAGATGCTGAAATGACATCTGCTGAGTTTGATGAAGAAGTTTATGTGATGGCAACTGATGAAAATCTGGATGATGTAATGAATAAACCAGAACCAGAAGAAAAGGAAGAAACTACCACGGAGGAGGATAGTAAAGAGCCAGAAGTGGATGACGATGACCTGTTTTAATAACTAAGGTGGTTGAAATATACCACCTATAAATAAAAAATATATGGAGGAATTTAATGTCAAAATATAAAACAAACAAAGTGAAGTGCGATATTGGAAGTTATATTCATTATTGGAGAGGTATTAAAAAAGTAGGCAAGACTACGCTGTTTTATGATTTGGTTCAGGAACAGTATGGTGACTTGGAAAAGGGACTTTTAATTGCTGTTGGTGATGAAATTGGATACCAAGCATTAGATGGATTAGTATATGCAGAAACTCCAACATGGGCAGATATTGTAGAGGTAGTAGATGACCTTGTGGAAAATAAAACAGATAATAAATTTGAAATTGTAGGTATTGATACTGCTGATGAAATGATCAAGCTTGCCAAAGAAGAAGTAAAGCGGATTCATAAAAAACAGAAGGGTAGTGCAGCAGAATTTAATGCTTGTTTGGGTGGATATGGTGCACCAAGAGATAAGGTTACAGAACTTGTAGATGACATTCTGGCAAAACTGCGTAAAGCTGGATATGGAATTGTTATTATCGGTCATACCAAGTTAAAAGACGTAAAAGAAAAGAATGGTGACGAATATCAGCAGCTTACATCAAACTTAAATGCAGATTATGATGGTATTTTTGCAAATAAAGCAGATATTGTTATGACCATTGCTGTTGAAAAGAATATTGACGAAGCAAAGCGAATTAAAGGAACAACTCGCTATATGTGGTTTAGGACAGACGGATTTGTGGATGCTGGAGGTCGGTTCAGTGAAATGCCTGAAAGAATTGAATATGGTGCAGCAAACTATATTGAGGCTTTTGAAGAGGGTGTAAAAAAAGCAATCAAAGGAAAATCAAGTGATTCTGAAATCAAAAAGCGTAAAGCTGAAGAAGTAAAAGAAAGAAAGCAGAAGGCGCAGGAATATAGTGAAAATGTCAAAGATAATAAAATTGATACAGAGAGAAATGATGAATTAATTGATATTATCAAGACTAAGTTCACAGATGCAGATGATGATACAAAGCAAAAAGTAAAAAATCTAATGGCAAAATATGACATTCCAAACTTCAAGGACAATGATGTTTCTACAAAGGGATTGGAAGAAATCATTGCTATTCTTTAATAATTTAGGTGGGGTTATCCCCACCGCCTGAAAAGGTGGTGTTTAGGTGGCTAGACAGTGTAAATGTCAAATAACAGGAGAAGCAGGAACGACAGATACTTTCTATAAGGCAGATAATGGAAAATATTATAAATCAAAAGAAGTTTATGATATTTGGAACAAAGAAAATGAAGATAGAAAAAATGTTATTGAAAAATTCGCAGTAGATTTTCTGGATTATAAACCAGGACAGATATTTCCAACTGTTTTAACAAAGAAGTTAAAAGAACTGGAATTTTATGGATATGATGTTATATATCGCACCATTGATAAAACATATAATTCGATCCAGTATGCCATACAACATAAGGATTTTAAGAATGATGTAGGTAAAATATCATACATATTTGCAATTATCAAGAACAATATTAATGATGTATACAAACAAGTTTTAAGAGAAGGAAAAATCAAAGAAAAGCAAAAAACTCAAACGGATCATTTTGAATCAATTAGTGAATCAGAATTAATGAACATAGGTTCAAAGAGAAAAGCAAAAGATATAAGTGAGTTTTTGGAGGAATAATTTGGAATTAGAAAAATGCTTAAAAATAATCAATAAAGATAGAGGTGAAATAGAAGCTCCGTTTGTATTCTGTCTTTGGAAAGATCCAGATTTATATGATGATTACAAATTTGTAAATAGCAAAACCAATGACATATTAAAAGATGAAGATGCAATTTTTTACTTTGATTTAGGGAAAGCTCTCTATGATGCAGGATATAGAAAATTTGATAACATCACAGTTTATAATTTCTTGAAAGATAAACCAACTGTATCAAAGACATTTAGTGATTATGGAGGATATAGAGAGGTAGAAAGTCTTAAACAGCTTGTTAATGTTGAGAATGTAGATGCACATTTTGATAAAATCGCTAGATTAAATACTTTGGATGCGTTATGCAGATTTACTTTCGATTCTTTTAAAGATATTAGTAAATTCGATAAAATGTCAAGTCAACAAGTCTATGATTTTTTTGAATATAAACTGAGTGATATTAGCATTGTTTCTACCCATGATATAGAAGAAGAATCATTAGTGATAGATGATGATTTTATAAACGAATGCGATTCTGGCGACACAGTAGGAATAAGTTATGCAAAAAATTGTCCTATCTTAAATTATCTTACATTGGGCGCACCTCTTGGTGAAATGTTTATGATTGCTGGTCATTCAGGAGCAGGAAAAACATCATTTGTGTTTGAGAATATGGCAATACCAATGACTGAAGATGGAGTAAAAGTATCCATAGTAAGTAATGAGATGAGAAGCAAAGACTATAAAATTATGCTTCTTGTACATATTCTGACAAAAGAACTTAATTACTGGGGATTGACTAGAAAACAAATTAAAATGGGTCATTTTACTGATGAGCAACGTTCGATGCTCAATAAGGCAAAAGTGATTAGTAAAGAGAAGTATGCAAATTTGGGGTTTATCAAGTTATTCGACAATGACATTGGCAAGGTGCTTAAATATATAAAGAAAAAATCTAAGCGAGGTTATCAAGTTTTTATTTGGGACACTATGAAAAGTGATGATAGTTTAGATGAGAAGATGTTCTTACAATTATTAATGAACAGCAGAAAAGTGTTCCAATTAGCCAGTAAAGAAAATATTTCTATTATTCCAACATATCAGCTTGCGTTATATACAATTAATCAAAGATATTTAGATGCAAGTTGTTTAGCAAATGGAAAGCAAATAAAAGAAGTATTTAGTGAAATGATATATATGCGTCAACTTTGGGCAGATGAATATACGGGACAAAAAAATGACTGTAAAGCATATCAATTACAAAAGAATGAAAATGGGAAATATACTAAAGTTAAAAAAATGATAGACTTAGACCCAGACAAAAAATATATTGTTGCATTCCTTGATAAAACAAGAAATGATGAAGACAAACAGCAAGTATTATATGAAGTCAATGGACGTTTTAATATTTGGAAAGAAATAGGATATTGTACGATTATCAACGAACATAAAAGTGCATAGGACTGGAGGTGATAAAGTGAATGCTTTAAAACTGACCGAGCATCTTTCGAGTAATCGTGATGATATTCTCAAAGTCTTAGAAGCTCTTGGTTATCAAAATATAACATATAATAGTTCCCATAATGAATACAGATTTGCAAGAGAATATGGAAGAAACCCCTCATCGGTCAGGTTAAGCATAGACACTTTAGGCTTTGTTTGCTTCAGCACAAATGAGAGAGGAAATCTGTATTCTCTTGTAATGAATAGAGAAAATTTAAACTTCCCTAAAGCGTTGGAGTATATAGCAGATTTATTAGGATTGCAAAAAAGTGAATTCAATAAATCTGTGAAAATTCCATTTGGAGGTTTTTATAAAAAACTGATCAGAGAAATTCAAGAGCCAGAAACTACAATGCAAACTTATGATGAGTCAATTTTGAAAGAATACTGTGGCAAATATAATACAATGTTTTTTCAAGATGGGATATCATATCAAACGCAAGAAAAATTTAATGTGGGATATGACATATGGACTAATCGAATTACAGTTCCAGAATATACATTTGATGGTAAGTTATGTGGAATAATGGGTAGGTCTATCGACAATAATTGTGCGAAAGAAGAACGATGGCTCCCGATTATTCCTTGTAGTAGGAGTCTTACCTTGTATGGATATCACATAAACTATGAACTCATACAACAAAAGAACTTATACATAATTGGAGAAAGTGAAAAATTTCCTCAGCAGTTAGACAGCTTTGGATGTCATGTTGGATTAGGATCATGTGGGTGCTTTTTATCTGATACACAGGTTAAATATGCAAAAAGTTTGTTGGTTTCTAAATCAATATTGGCATATGATGAAGGACTTGAAGAGGAATATATAAGAGAAGAAGCAAGGAAATTAAAAATAGATAATGCAATTTTTAAGAATGAGGTTGGATATGTGTGGGATTCTGAAAACAGAGTGATTCCGAAAGGGAGTAAAGGAAGTCCTTCTGATTACGGAAAGGATGCGTTTTCATATCTGATTAAAAATTGTGTTAAATGGATATGAGGTGAATGAAATAGGACAGAGAGAAAAAGAACCTGAATTAGAAAAATTATTTGCGGAAAATAAAAATATTTACAGTTTTAGTAAACTTAATACTATAGATAACTGTTTATATGAAGCATATTTGACTTATATTAAACACAAAAAAGGCATTCCAAATGTATATGGATGCATGGGAACAGAAATACATGACACACTTGAAATGATTGTTCATGGTGAATGTGACGAAAGTGCATTAGTTCCTGCAATGAATAAAGAACTGTCAGACATGGAGATGTTGGGAATTGAATTTCCGAAAGATAGAAATGGTGGTGATTCAATAAGAGATGGCTGGGTTTCTAATATGGATCATTTCTGTCGAAACTTTGTGAAACCAAAGGGGAAATTTATTACAGAAAAATTTTTGCTACTAAAGATTGATGATGACCATTATCTACAAGGTTATTGTGACCTTATTAAGATCGTAGATGAAAAAAACAAAATTGTGAGTGTGTATGACTGGAAGACAAGTTCTCAATTTAGTAGTTCAGATTTAATTCATCATGGTCGGCAGCTTGTTATTTATCAGATGGCATTGGAGCAGCTTGGATATCAAGTAAAAGAATGTGCCTGGATAATGCTAAAATACTGCACAGTAAAATATATGGGCAAGAAAACGGTACGTTCAAAAGAGGAAAGTTTGATTGAAAAAGTATGTGAGAGAAGAAAAATTATAGAAACATTACAGTCTGATATTGAGAGTAAATTATCAAAACTTGGATATGATGAGTTGGACATTGAAGTTATGTTACATAACGCAAAAGAAACTAATAGTTTTGATGCTTTACCAAAAGAAATTCAAACACAATATAAAATTCTACCATATGTTAGAAAATATGAAGTTGATGAAGAAGCAAAAAAAGAGTGTTTAGATTATATCAAGAATACATATCAAAAATGGGAAAGTCTCGAAAGGGGCGAAAAAAATTATCCACCACGGAGTTTTACTAGAATTACAAAAACTGAAAAAGAATCAGATGATATTTTCTTTTGTACTAATCTGTGTGGATATAAAAATTGTCCTCATTTGAAGAAATATCTTGATACAAAAGAGAATAAATCAGAGGAAGATGATTTGTTCTAAGAAAGGTGATTTATTGAACAAAAATTATATTGCGTATCATGTACATTCAGATTTGTCAAGTGGAGTTACAAATATTGATTCGGTTACAAAATATTATGAATACATAGATTATGCAGCTAGTCTTGGAATGAAAGCGATGGCTTTTAGTGAACATGGTTCTGTTTTTCAATGGATCAAAAAGAAGACTTATATGGAAGAAAAAGGATTAAAATACATTCATGCAGAAGAATTTTATGTAACTGAAAAACTGATTGAAGAAACAACGAGAAAAAAAATAAGAGATAATAAGCATGTTGTTTTGATAGCCAAAAATAAAGATGGAGTATGTGAATTAAACAAGCTTTCTTCTATATCTTTTAATGAAGAACATAAATATTACGCTCCAAGAATTACAATTGATGAATTAATTAATACCAGCAAAAATATTATCGTTACAACAGCTTGCCTTGGAGGAATACTTTTTAATGCAAATGATGAGTATAGAAAAAAGTTTTTGAAATTTCTGATTTCTAATAAGGATAGATGTTTTTTAGAAATACAGCATCATAAAGATGAAAACCAAATAAAATACAATCAGTATTTATATAAGCTTAGTAATAAATATAGTATTCCATTAATTGCTGGCACAGACACTCATGCCTTAAATGATAAACACTTAAAAGGTAGAGCTATATTGCAAAAAGCAAAAAATATACATTTCTCTGATGAGGATTCGTGGGATCTTACGTTTAAAACTTACGAAGAATTAGTTCAGGCATATGCTAAACAAAATTCTTTGCCGATGGATGTGGTTTTAAAGGCTATAAACAATACAAATGTAATGGCTGATATGGTAGAAGATTTTGAACTGGACTATTCATATAAATACCCACATTTGTGGGAAGAACCAGAAAAAGTATTTATGGAGAAAATATATGATGGAATTATTCGTAGGGGCGTTGATGAATACAGTAATTATCAAGAGTATTTAGATAGAGTACAAACAGAATTAAAAGCTTATAAACATAATGGAGCAATTGATTTTATGCTTCTTATGGAAGATATAATTAGTTGGTGTACAGATAATGGTATATACATTGGATATGGTAGGGGTTCCTGTACAGGCTCAGTAATTGCGTGGTTATTGGGAATCACAGAAATGGATAGTATAAAACATGGATTGAATTTTGAAAGATTCATGAATGTAGAAAGAGTATCTTTGTCTGATATTGATACTGATTTTCCTCCAACAAGAAGAAAAGATGTAAAGGATTATATATATAACAAAACAGGACTATACTGCTGCGACATCATTACGTTTAATACTATTGCTGATAAAGGAGCAATTAGAGATGTTATAAGAGGAATGATGGAAGCAAAGATTCCCAATATGCCAAAAGATATAAAAGATGATTTTGATAATTGGTGGAATGATATGCTTCTTGATGGATATGGTGGATTTGGAGCTGGCTCTTTTGAATATCCAGAAAGATTTAAGAAGTACATATTAGACAAAAGCGAATATATGAAAATTACTAATCAAATATGTGAAGAATACGATACTGATCCAGAGGGGACAAGAGAAAAATATCCGTCTGTATTTGAATATGTAGACATTGTAAAAGGAGCTGTCGTTTCTGTAGGTTCACACCCATGCGGAACAGTGGTATCACCTCATGATGTGACAGGAGAATTTGGTGTTTTCTATACTTCCACATCTGAGTATCCAATTAGCCAGATTTATATGAAAGAAATTGATTCGTTGAATTATGTTAAATTAGATTTGTTGGCGTTAGATACTATAGAACTTATCAATGAAACTTGTGCATTGGCAGGAATAGAAAGACTCACACCTGATAACGTTGATATATCTGACATAAATGTATGGAATTCTATTCGAGATGATACAACACAGATTTTTCAATGGGAGGGACATACAGGAGAAAGTTATATTAAAAAACTGCTTTCTGATGATAACATTAAACGCTTTCAAGAAGTAAATAAGAAAGTAGATAGGATGACTTTGCTTAGTATTGGTAACAGTGCAATTAGACCAGCAGGGGCATCATATAGAGACGATCTTGGAAATGGAATTGTGAGAAAAACAGGATCAAAGCCAATTGACGATTTCTTAAAACCTACATTTGGATATTTGGTTTTTCAATGTCAAATCATAGAGTTTTTACATAAATATTGTGGATTTACAATGGGTGAGGCAGATATTGTAAGACGTGGATTTGCCAAAAAAACAGGAACAGATCAATATATACCAATTATTAAAGATGGTGGATATATGCCAAAATCTGAGCATTATATTGCTGGATATATTACAACAATGAAGCGACAGTATGATATTACAGAGGAAAAATCGGAAAAAGACATTCTTGCGTTTATCCAAGTAATAGAGGATGCCAGCTCGTACCTCTTTAGTCTTAATCATTCACAACCATACAGTTATGAAGGATACATATCTGGTTGGTTAAGATATTATTATACGGTTGAATTTATTACAACAGCATTGAATATTAATCAGGATAAAGAAGAAAAAACCATAGCAATAACTGAGTATGCAAAGAAAAATGGCGTAGACATTATGCCTATTAAGTTTAGACATTCTCAAGCAAAGTATTCATGTGATAGTAAGGAAGGGTGTGTATATAAAGGTATTTCGTCAATAAAATTTTTGAACGCTAAGATAGCAGATGAATTATATGAACTTGGTAAAAACAAATATGATTCGTTTATTGATTTACTGATTGATATAAAAGAAATATCTGTGAATTCAAAACAACTTTCCATATTAATTAAGTTGGATTTTTTCTCGGAATTTGGGGAAATAAATACTGTACTTAAACAGGCAGAATTATTTGATAAGATATACGGCAAAAAACAATTTAAAACTGACAAGTTGGAAGAATTAGAAATTCCACTTTATATCATAATGAAACATGCCAGAAAGCAAACAGAAAAAATGTTTAAGGATTTTGACTCTGTGTTGTTGTTAAAAGATATTGTCGATGAGTATAAATATGAAAAGACTTCCATTTTGGACAAGATTAAGTATCAACAAGAATTTTATGGATATATACAGCTTACGGTTCCATCAGTAGATAAGTCATATGCTTATATTCAGTCAATTGACGGTATTAGAAAGAAAACGGTTTTACTATATCGTTTAAAAAATGGAGAAACAGAAATCGTAAGAATTCGTCAAAGACAATTTGATGAAAATCCAATCCAGGTTGGAGATATTATTAAAACCATCGAAGCGTCTCAAGAGAAAAAGTGGAAGAAGAATAAAGAAACAGGAGAATTTTATCAAATTGATGAATATGAAACAATATTAAAGAAATGGAGTTTTGTGAGATAGGTGTTAGATAAATTCAAATATACAGACAAGGAACTTGATGAATTAGTAAAGTCTTTAACAATTCTCGTAGATACAAGGGAGAAGAATAATCAGCATCTATTAGATTATTGGGATGATAAAAGGATAAATCATAAAAAGAAGGCATTATCTTATGGGGATTATTCCTTTATGATTCCTAAAAATGAAGACTTGAATATTCCAAGGGATATTTATTTTGATGGAGAAGTGATTATTGAGAGAAAAGGGTCGTTAGAAGAAATCTCAGGAAATCTTACAAAAGAAAGAGACAGGCTTGAAAAAGAGTTTAGTTTATCTCCTAAAACGAAAGTTTTACTAATTGAAAATGGAACATATGGAGATGTGGTAATTGGAAATTATAATACGCAGTATAATAAAAAGTCATTTTGGGCTTCTTTACATAGCTTTTGGCATAAATATAATATTCCAGTATTCTTTATGCCTGATACAAAATATTCAGGAATATTTGTTAGAGGTTATTTTGAGTATTATTTGAAGAATTATTTGAGATAAGGAGAAGTAAATGACAAGAGAGGATAAGCAGAAAATCTTTGAACCGTTAGCAAGAAATTTTGAGACAGAATCAATTAAAGCATATTACATGGATATGGTTGCAGAAATTCCAGATTACATATTCACGATGCCAAGTAGCACAAGTGGTAAGTTCCACAATGCTACACAGTGTCAGACATACGGACAGATTTATCATATTTACATGTTTGATTCAATTTTAAACAATCGACTAAGATTGAAATTGAACAAGGAATTATATGCAACATCAGAAGAAAGAGATTGTATGAGATGTGTACCAGTCCTACACGATGCAATTAAATGTGGTTGGAATAGTTCAAGATATACAGTTCAGGATCATCCGTTACTTGCTGCTAAGTGGGTTCTTGAAACAAAAGTGGAACATGACATTCCGCAAGAGTACAAACAGATGATTGCTGATATGTGTGAAGCACATTCAGGAGAATGGAATAAAAGCCGTTCAGGACAAGTTATTATGTCTGAGCCTAGAAATCATAGAGAGTTTTTTATTCATGAATGTGATATTTTAGCATCAAGAGCAGATTTAGATTATATTATTCCTGATGAATTAAAGGAGTTGCTTGGAGAAAATGTAAAAGTGGAACTGCCTGACATTGATACATATATAATTACTTTTGGTAAGCATAGTGGCAAAACGCTTCCTCAGATTGCAGAAGTTGATCCCAGATATATCTCATGGGCAAAAGAGAATATGACAAGAGAACCTGTGAGGACATTATTATGCCAGTTATGATGGTGTGTTGTATGTAGAAAAAATATAAGGGTGGCTATCTACCACCCTTTGAAATAGGACTTTTAAGACTTTATAAAAATAAGATGATAAAGGAGAAAATTTATGACAATTAGAGAAGAAAACAGAGATTTATTTGCAGCACCACAGGGATATTATTTAGCACATTGCATTACTGCTGATTTTTCGTTAGGAGCAGGAGTTGCAAAGAAAATGGATGAAGTTTATAACATGAGAGAAAAATTATTTGATAAATATGATTTTTCAGGTTCGATAGTTGGATTTAATACAGATAATCATATGTGTCAGGTATTAACTGTAGACAATGTATATAATCTTGTGTTAAAGAAAAATCCGAGTAAGAAAGCAAAGTATAAAAAATTACGTTGTGTTTTAGAAAATTTGAAGACCGAAATGAAGGTAAATCTTGTTACAAAAGTAGCAATGCCTAAAATCGGTTGCGGACATGAAGGTCTTGATTGGTACAAGGTAAGAGAAATTATTGAAGAAGTATTCAGTGATACAGACATTGAGATTCTTATTTGTTCGTTAGATAAATTGGAGGATGATGACGATTGGGAATAGAAATTACTCCGAGACATTTGATAATGGTTACTGCATCTGCTAACAACAATAAATATTATAATATGACTCCACATGGAGATACATGGACTGCCGAATATGGGAGGGTCGGCAGTTCCTCTCAAAGAAGAGAATATTCAATCAGGGAATGGAACAAAAAATATAATGAAAAAATCAAAAAGGGATATGTAGATCAAACTGATTTGGTTCAGGATTTGATAAAAGTAGAAAATAAAAAGTCAAGTACATCTACATATAAAGAGATCGAAAACAAGGTAATAGCAGAAATTGTTGAACGCTTGCAGCAGATGGCAAAGAAAGCTATATCAGAAAACTATACAGTGTCATCTAATAAAGTGACACAAGCAATGGTGAATAAAGCTCAGAATGTTTTGACAAAGCTGGTAAAAGTTGATGACACAAAACAGTTTAATGATATTCTATTAGAACTTTTTTCTGTAATTCCTAGAAAAATGGGAAATGTCGCTTCTTATCTTGCAAATAATCCAAATGACTATTCGAATATTATTCAAAGAGAACAGGATCTTCTTGATGTAATGAAGGGTCAGGTTATCCAGAAACAGGTAGAGGATGAAGTTTCAGAAACGGAGTGTCAGTCTGAAAGCACTATTCTTGAAACTTTAGGATTAGAATTTGAAGAATGTAATAAGGAAGACATTTCTAAAATCAAAAAGGCTCTTGATTCTTGTTCAGATAGATTTTATAAAGCATGGCGAGTTAAAAATATTAAGACTAACGATAGATATCAAAAGTTTATCGAAAGTGAAGATATTAAAGATACAAAACTTTTGTGGCATGGAAGTAGAAACGAAAACTGGTGGTCAATTATTAACACAGGTTTAGTGTTAAAGCCGACAAATGCGGTTATTACAGGGAAAATGTTTGGATATGGAATCTATTATGCATCAAAAGCTCAGAAATCTCTTGGATATACATCTTTAGACGGATCATATTGGGCAAGAGGAAATTCTAATTCAGCTTTTATGGCATTAATGGAAGTTGCTTATGGAAAGCCATATGATGTTCATTCCTTCGATAGTAAATATTATGACTTTAATTATGAGAGATTACAGAAAGCGTGTCCTGGTGCAAACTGTCTTCATGCTCATGCAGGTAGTATGTTAAGAAATGATGAGATTATTGTATATAAAGAAGAACAATGTACAATTCGTTATTTGGTTGAATTGAGATAAATTTTAGGCAATAAAAGATAGGTTTCAAGAGGGATATGTAGAAGATTAAGTTAAAAACCTAGTAGGGATTATTTATGATCGATTTAAAAGATGATTTTTATGAAAAAAATATGGTAAAGACAATCACACAAGGAACAATAGAAGAATGTAGAGAATTTATTGCAGCACAACAGGAATACATTCGTTCTCTTATTAAAGAAAATGAAAGATTGAGAGAATATGTTTTAGACTAGTTAATAAATCGGTAAATTAAGGAGGGAATTATAAATTTGGAGGTTTTAGCAAAAACAGATTACCAAGATATTTATAGAGTTACGGATGGTGTTCTTTTAGTTGTCAACAAATTTAAGCCCATGAAAATAGAGGGAGTTGACTATCCACATACATATTATCTAAACAGGCACAATTCAAAAAGTTATGATAAGGGATGTCAAAAGTTACTAAAAATTCTTACAAAAGAATATAAGCATGAA